GGTAAGCGTGTGCCCAAGAACTTGCTAGTTAGTTGGGCGCCTAGTGTTCCACCACAACGAGGCGGGCGATGATTCATGTCGATGGTTGCAGAACCTATTTCAATTTCAGCTCTTGCCGTGTTGACGGGCATGGACAGGCGGACGGTTGCGAAGCGCATGGCCGGGGTCGATCACGTCGGGATGTCCGGTCGGGCAAAACTCTATTCCCCGCCGGCTGCATTGAAGGCAATTTTCATCGGGGACCAGGGGGAGAAACCCTTGGATCTGAACCACGAATCGGCGCGATTACGCAAGGCTCAGGCCGACAAAACAGAGCTCGAGGTGGAGGTTTTGAAGGGGACATTGTTGGAATCGGACGATGTGGAGGAGTTACTGGCCGATCAAAAGCTGACAGCCAGGGCATCATTCCTGTCGATTCCCCCCAGGCTTGCAATGCAGGTCAAATCAATGGCGGACGAACCGCTGCCGGCAATTGAAGATGTCATCTCAGAAGCAATTCACGCCGCCCTGCAGTCGCTTGCTGATGGAAGAGTTAAGGCTAAGATCAAATCTTCTGTGGGCTCCACCACCAAAACAAACAGTAAGCGAGTGGTCGGAAGCAAACAGAAACCTAAGTCGGGAAAGCGCGGACGCGGCCGGGCCGTATAGATTGTCGGCAGCCCCGTACCAGAAGGAAATGCAGGATGTGTTCAACGATCCAAAGGTCAGGGAGATTGTCTTTATGACATCCGGCCAGATCGGCAAAACGACCATAACCGAGAACATTATGGGTTATTGCATGGACCTCGCCCCTGCCCCGATGCTCACTGTTCTGCCTAATATTGGCATGGCTGATGCGTTTTCGAAGGATCGTTTGGACCCGATGATCCGCGATACCCCGGTTCTTAAGCGCAAGGTTAAGTCGCCGAAGTCCCGCGATAGCGGAAATACACTGAAGCATAAGAAGTTTCCCGGTGGCCAGGTCACCCTGATTGGTGGAAATGCGCCGGCCGACATGTCGATGCGCCCAATCAAATACGCATTTATCGAGGAACGAGATCGGTTGGCCGAGGCCGCCGGCAAAGAGGGAGACCCATACTTCCTGATCATCCAACGCCAAGAGAACTACTACGGCGCCAAGATGGTACAGAACGCCACGCCGACGTTCACGGGCTCGCCCATTGCGATGGCCTATGATGAGTCTGACCAGAGGCATTATCATATTCCGTGCCGTAAATGTGGGTCGATGCAACAGTTGATATGGGCCAATGTTCGCTGGGAAAAGAAGGTCCCCGAAGTCCCCGAAGATGTGTGGTACGAGTGCGCCCATTGCGAAGAACATCTGTCAGATGGCGACCTGGTTATCGGGCTGAAGCGCGGCGTTTGGATAGCCGACGAACCGTTCCGAGGCGTGGCCGGGTTCCATATCAACGCGATTTATTCGCCATGGGTGCCGATGCAGCGGATGGTATCCAAGTTCCTGCGGGCGAAAAAGGATTCCGAATCGCTGCGGGCCTGGGTAAACACTCAGCTTGGCGAGACCTTCGAAGAGGGCGGCGATGGGATTGAGCCGGGCAACTTGTTCGCCAGGCGCGAGCATTACAAGGCCGAAGTTCCGACAGGTGCCGTTTGTCTGACCGCATCTGTTGACGTCCAGGATGATCGCCTTGAGTGCGAGGTTTACGGTTGGGGCATCGGCGAAGAGCGTTGGTCAATAACGTATCGTGTTCTGTGGGGAGACCCGTCAGAAAATGAAGTGTGGGAAGCTCTGGACGATGTTCTATTGCGAGGGAAGTTTAAGCATGAGAGCGGCGCGGTTATGGGGATTGCCTCTACCTGTATTGATTCCGGCGGTCATCATACCAAACGGGTCTACGAATACTGCCGGGCCAGGAACGGGAAGCGGATCTTCCCCATTGTTGGCAAGGGTGGATTTGGCAAGGCAATGGTCTCGCAGCCCAGCCGCAAACGTCACGGGCGTAACCGTCGTCCCGTGGACCTGTTTACTCTCGGAGTAGATGAGATCAAAACCCATATCCACAGCAAACTCGGTGTGGTTGAAGAGGGTCCTGGATACTGCCATTTCCCGATTTCAGATGAGTACGGCACCGAGTATTTCGAGCAGCTCGGCGCTGAAGTCGTTCGGACCAAGTTTGTCAAGGGTGTTCCTCGCCGTCACTGGGTTCAGACCAGGCCGCGAAATGAAGCGTTGGACAATAATGTTTACGGGTATGCAGCGTTCATTTTGCTGAACCCGAACATCGAAGCACTGGCCGGCAAGCTGGTCAAAAAGAAACCAGAAGACGAGCCAAGCGGCAAGGGCCGCAAGTCAAAGAAGCCTGCCAAGCGTGGCGGCTTTGTGAACAGGTGGAAGTAAATGGCACCGACCATACCCACAGTGGTTCCTGATTCGTTCGTTGCGGGCGATACGGTAAAGTTCAATATCACCGATTCGGACTACCCGGCGAGTGCAGGAACTCTGAATTTCTTCTTTGTAAATGCCGATGGGTCGTTTACCGAAACGAGTACAACGGCCGATGGTGACACTCATAACATTGTGATTTCGGCTACCGACTCAGGCGCGATCACTGCAGGCACGTTCTCGTATCAGGGGCGGTATACGAACACCGCGACATCAGAAGAAACGACGATCAGGCAGGGAACGACCATCGTTAAGCCTGAGTTTACTGACACCGCGTTCGACAACCGAAGCCAGACCAAGATCACTCTGGACGCACTTGAGGCCACGATTGCAGGCAAGGCCACTGGGGATCAGGCCAGCATGAGCATCGCCGGCCGATCTATCTCTCGATATTCCCCCGAAGAGCTGCTTGTGTGGTTGGATAAATACACGAAAATGTACCAGAGCGAATTGACAGATGAGGCGCTGGCCGCCGGCAAGGCGAATCCGCGCAAGGTCCGTATGTGGTTTAGAAACTAGGGCGGCGGCATGGGAATCGTAAAATACATCAAGGGCAAGTTTGGCGGTAAGGCCGGGCGCCGCCGTCAAAGTTATCGTGGCTTTAATGCCGCAAAGGCTACGCGCCTGTTGAATGGCTGGACGACAACGGCCGAAACACCTGACTCTGCAATTAAAGGAGGGCTGGTTGCCCTGGTCGCTCGGGCGCGTGATTCATATTTGAATAACCCTTTCGCCAGGCGTTTTGTTGGTCTCTGTCGGGATAACATCGTCGGACCCGTTGGCGTTAAGATGCAGGCCCGGGCAATGGGCAACGATGGCCAACCGGACACCAAGGCCAACACGGCAATCGAGAAGGCTTGGAAGCGATGGTGTCGGGCTGAAACCTGCGATATTTCCCAGCGTAAGACGTGGATCGGGATGCAGAATCAGGCCATCACGTCGGCAGCGGTTGACGGTGAGATCCTTGCTCGCGGTATTGTGGGCAACGTCGCTGGCGAGTTTCAGTTCAGCTTGCAGCATCTTGACCCTGCGTTGCTTGATCCGGGATACTGCGCAGAGTTGAGTGACGGCCGATACATCAGGATGAGCATTGAATACGACAGGTATGGCCGGGCGCTGGCCTACCATTTGAAACAGTACGACACCAGCAACGCAGGATACGTGTCAAACTTCAACGGCCGCCGCTATCTGCCCATCCCTGCAGATCAGATCATTCATGCCTTCACGGATGATCAGGTTGGGCAGACCAGGGGCTACCCGTGGATGTCAACCGTTCTGGACATGCTCAAGATGTTGGACGCCTATTTTGAAGCCGCCGTAACCGCAGCCAGGGGCGGCGCCTCCAAGATGGGGTTCATCACCACGGATGACGGTGAGTACCGTGGGGACGGCGAGGATGCAGACGGCGCAACGATATCAGAGTTCGAGCCTGGATTGCTTGAAACGTTGGCCAGGGGAGAGGCTTTCACCGCCTTTGATCCTCGCTACCCACATGAAATGTTTGCTGATTTTGTCAAGGATTGTCTGCGGCAGATTGCATCTGGTCTGAATGTGTCGTACACGGGGATCTCTGGAAACCTTGAGGGGGTCAGCTTCAGCAGCATCAGGACTGGTGTTCTGGAAGAGCGCGAGCATTGGAAATCCCTACAGAACTGGTTCATTGAGAACTACTGCCGCCCAGTCTATGAGATGTGGCTATCGAATGCCCTGTTGGCCGGCGCGATTGTTGTTGAAGGTCGGCGCCTGCGGATTGACCAGGAAGAAAAGTATCTGAATGTGTTCTGGCAGGGAAGACGATGGCCATGGGTTGACCCACTGAAGGACATTGCCACCCACACCAAGGCTGTCGAGCTTGGCTCCGGTACGGTGTCCAAGGCGATCAGGGAGCAGGGAGAAGACCCCGAGGAAGTGTTCGCGGAGCGGGCGTGGGAACTCCCACTGCTGGCAGCCACAAAGCCGGTTGATGACAATGGAGGCCAAGAATGAAAGTAGCCGAAGACCTTCTTCGGAAAGTGTCCGAAGAGAAACAGTATCGCGCTATGGGTGTGGACCCTGGTGCAATCGATGAAGAGGCCAGGACCGTTCGCCTTGCCTTCTCAAGTGAGGATCAATACGAGCGGTGGTTTGGTGTTGAGATTTTGGATCATTCCCCCGAGGCTGTGCGGCTTGATCGCTACATGCGCGAGGGGGCAGCGTTCCTTGTCAATCACGATACCAAGGATCTGGTTGGCGTTGTTGAGGATGTCGAAATCAGTACAGACCGGCGGGGTCGGGCTGTTGTGCGCTTTGGCGAAAGTGCCCGTGCTGAAGAGATTTTCCGTGATATCGTCAATGGGATTCGCAGGTTCGTGTCGGTGGGCTACATGGTTCATAAGATGGTTCTCGAATCCCAATCTGATGAGGGACCGGATGTTTACCGGGTCACTGATTGGGAACCGTTCGAGATATCCACTGTCCCCGTCCCCGCCGATCCCACTGTAGGAATTGGCAAGAGTTTGGAAGATCACATTCCGGTTGTACCGGAAGAAACGAAAGAGACCGTAATGGCTGAAGAAAACACGACCCCCAAGGCGCCCGAAGTGGATGTGAAGTCCATCGAGGCCAACGCCAGCAAGGGCGGTGCCCAGAAAGAACGCGATCGGATCAGCGAGATCCTGGCGATTTCGAAGAAGCACGGCCACGGAGACGCGGCCGAATCGTTCATCAGGGACGGCAAGACCGTCGATGAATTCAGGATTCACGTCCTGGAGTCCCGTGGTGAAATGACCCCGGTCAAGGATTCCCCTGAGATCGGCATGACCGACAAACAGGTCAAGCAGTTTTCCGTGATCAAGATGATCCGGTCGATGATTGACCCTACCGACCACGGTCTGCAGGAAGCGGCGGCTTTCGAGATCGAGGCATCACGAGCCGCCGACAAGAAGGCCCACCGTCCGGCTCGCGGCAAGTTCATCCCTG